TTACGGTTGGTTACTCTTTCGAGCCCACTTCCCTTTCGGGCCAATAATTAGCTTTTATATAAATAGTATTAGGATCCTAAGTCTATTTTTGCTTTTTAGACGATTCTAATTTAGTAGATAATTTTATCCATACGGTATAAAATTGTTCAAATTCTGAACCTTGATAAGTAGCAGATTTTAATTTAGATAGAATAAATTCTAACTCTTTAGTAGTAAGATCTTGTTTAGTAAGTATTTTATCTACGATTTCTGCTCTAGCGTCGTCGCCTGTAACTGTATTACCTTTAATGTCTAAAGACATATAACTTAAATTTTTTATACATAAATAAAGATATCATCAGAAGAATCTACTCTAATGTTACCTCTATGATCTGCTTGTGCAGTTGCGGCGTCTGCTGCAGTTCCATCGAATACACCTCCTACAAAGTAAGAAACTGTAGCTGATGTTGCATCTGAATTAACTGTGTTAGCTACAGCTAAACGACCATCGTTTGAATTGTAATCTCCATTCCAAATAAGTGCTGCACCGTTACCTCTTGTACCATTTGCACCACCAAAAATTATACCTGATTCATCAGTTGCTGTAGCAGAACCAGAATTAAGTAGTAAAAATTGATCTTTTATATTAGTATTAGTTGTACTAATAGTTGTTAAAGAACCATTTACTGTTAAATTACCACCTACTGTAGCATTTCCTGTAGTTTCAATACTAGCAAAAGTTGGAGTACCAGTAGTACCTAAACTTTTTATTGTTACTGCTGATCCACTATTACCGTTTTGAACTAATAAAGCTTGACCTTGTGTGGTATTTGTACCTAAGCTTGAAGCTGAAATAATTCCTGAAGCAATTGCATAACTAATTTGATTATCACTAACAGTTGAAGTAACTCCTGGACCTCCAGTAAAAGTTAACGTATCATTTACTAAATCTACTGTATCATCCGAACCAGCATCTGCTCCAATAGTAAGGTTGGTTGCTAAACCTGTTAAACCAGAACCATCACCTTTGAAAGATCCGGTAAAACTACCAGTCATTACTAAGTTATTAGCCCCAGTAGTAGCAACTATATTACCAGAACCATTGATAGTTGTTGTGGTTAAGTTACCACTTGCTCCAGTTACAACTCCAGATGATAGGGAATCAACATTTATATTAGCTAAGTGAGCTGATGACCCTGATACAATAATTTTTTTCCAAACTGCCATAATATTCTAATATTTAATAAATAGTCACAATTACGTATTAGTTCCTAGATAAAGGTTACTATCACTACCGTAATATATACCTCCTTCTACTGCTGTAGGAACACTACTTTGTGATAGTAATTGCAAAGTTCCTTCGTTATTAATTTTTATTTTTTCTTCTCCATTAACTTCTATATTGAAGTATTTAGATGCTCCTGTAAAACTTAGTCCTAATGAACCGGTTATTTGTACATCAGAATTTTGTAAAGCTAAAGACCCAGTAATGCCAACTGATCCTGTGATTTCATGAGCATTAATTAAGTCAGTACCTATAATAGATGAACCTGATAGGCTGTTACCTGTTGAGATTTCATTCCAACCATTAACATTACCTACATTTGAAGTGTCTATAAGTACATAATAACGATTAGTATCTTGTTCATATACTGTTAAACCTTCATATATGTTAGCTGAAGATAAAGCATAACGAGCAGCACGGTTAGCAACGCTAAACCTTGCATCTGCTGGTTCGTTGTTCGTTATATTAAACCCGCCTGGTAATATTATTGCCATATCTTATGTTAAATCATATGTTATACTACTTCCTCCACCACCTGCTTGTAAGGTAGTTGATCTATATACTGTATAACTACCTACAGTACTTTTAGTGAATTGTCCTAATACTCCAAATCCACTAGTTGTAATGTTTGATAAATCACTTCTTGAACTATCATACACTATATAATGATACTTATCACCGGAAAAACTAATTGTAATAGAATCTCCACTTGGATTTGTATTTCCTTTATCAATAGTACCTACTGAACCTCCTATAGTAGAGTCCCATAATGATAAATCTGCTAATTGTTCAGCTGTAAAAGCTGTTAAAGTACTTGCTCCGTATCTTACACTTCTAATTTTAGTAAAAGTATTAGTTCTACCACGAGTTGTATTAGTGTTTGGTGAATTTTCACCAGAAGGAGAATCATAATATGCTGTTGCAGTTATAGATATACTTGTTGAACCTGTAGCAGAACCAGTTACTGCATAAGGTGTTTTAAAATTAGTTTCAGTTCTATCTAATTCCCATTGATTAGAAGTAGCAGAACTTGAAGATGTTATAGTAATACTACCAGTTGCACCTTGTTCTATTTGATTTGATGAAGCTCCTAACTGAACATCTGCAGTTGTGGTTAAACTCGGTTGGTTTGGATTACTTTTTGATAAACTTACTGTAAGGTTTTCAGTTTCTTTATATAATGAGTTATCTAATGGTGAACTTGCAGTATAAGCTAACTTATATGAATGTGATCCAATTGATGAAGTAGCAAAAGTAATTGAAGTCCCTGCATGAGATTCAGTCAAAAATGTACTTCCTTCAAAAATAGATGCGGTTAAAAAAGTATATCCTCCATTATTCCATGTTGCGGTTATATTATATGAATCAACTGTTTGGTTAAATCTATCTGTATCAAATCCTGAAGTAGATAAAGTAACTGATGAGGGTGTTGCAGGAGTTCCAAACGTTAAAGTCAATTTTCCTGCAGAATCATCAAAGATAGCTGCAACATCTGCATCATAATCATTAACTTGTAGTTCTTTTAAACTAAAATTACTTGATGTAACATAGGTAACTGCACCTGCTCCTGATATTGCACTAGCTAATTGAGTAGAAGATGAAACTATTCCAGTTGGAACTTCTAATATTTCACTATATCTTGATGCAGTAACAAAACCTAACTCAGTTATTTGAGCAGATCTTGAAACTATTCCTTGTATACTTGCTGATAAAAAGTTTAAATTGTCGATTTGAGCAGAACTACTAACTATCCCACTAGGTAATGACTGTTGAGTAACTTGCTGTAACTCTCCTGATCCTGATACTACTGCTTTGTATATAGTATCTATAACTACTCCAGCATTATTTACTAAACTTAACGAAGAAGTTGTAATTAATATATTACCTACCCTTATTCCTTCTGTTTCTCCAGTCACTGAAGAGATTACTTCACCATTTCTTATAAATTTTAAAGAAGAAGAGGTTAAATATAAATCTCTCCATGGTTTATTAGCAGAACCTAAGTCAAATAGACCACTTCCACTTATATCTGCTTGTGGTATTAATGAACCAGTAAAAAATTGACTGCCTGTAAAGTAATTAGACGATGTATATGCGAAAGAACCTGTGTAAGCATCAAAAGATTCAGTCCAATCATTGATAGATGAACTCCAAAGTAGTAATCCACCTAAAAGAAGAGGAGTATCACTAGTAGCTGATTCAAGAGTAGTTATTCTAGCACCAATATCACCACCACTACCAAGTTTTAACGTAGGTCCTTTGATAGCAACAGAACCACTAATTTGTAACTCACTGTTATGAGGAGTCAAATTAACTAATTCTACACCGTTATCCCTGAAAGCTAACGAACCTGATAGTAAAGTATCTAATCTAGCCATTTATTAGATGTCATTAATGTTTTTAACCGTTTCAGCTGTAACCTTTACTGCTGCTTTACTAAAATACTTTTTAGAATTAACAGCTAATGCATTAATTGTGTCTGTAACTATATGTCCTAGTAGGTTTATTTGAAATTCTGATTTGACTATTCTATCACTACCTTGTACTAACTCAGTAGATGTGGTATAACTATCAATCATTGCTCTAAATTTAAAAGAACTAGGGTCTCCCCAATAAGAATCAGATGCAAAATTAATAGATTCCACTAATTTGTTGTTTTGTTCAACGTAATCAGTAAATATTATACAACTATAAGTTATATTTACATAATCTGGTATAGCTACCGCATAGTATTCAGTTAAAGGTACTCTATTATTAACTACTCCAAACCTATCATATATGTTTTTTCTTGAATATTTTTGTGCATACACACCATAATTGTTAGGAGTATTGGCATCTAACTTATTTCCTATGTTTCTATTCTTTTCAACACTCTCTCTCCTAAAGACTACTAGTGGAGCTTGCATTTTACCATTTTTATCTCTATAAAAACCGTCTTTCTGCATAGCTTTCCACCTTTCTGGTGATCCATACACCACTGGAACGTTAAGTCTTTTACCGTTTTGTATGACGGATAACTTTAAGACCTCGTTAAAATAATAAAAAATAGCAGTATCTATCTCTTTAATGCCGACTTTGAAGTCTACATCATCATCGTTTGCTCTAGATACTTGATTTCCTCTGTTTTCAGCCATATTATCTTACTTCTGCTATGCCAACTCTGTCTGCTCTTGTTAAATGACAATCTACTATTATAGAAATTGTCGATCCAAACCCATTTCCATATGAAGCTAGGTTATAATTGTTGTCTCTACCTAAGAATAACTGGTTCTCCCTTACTGTATCGACTTCATAGAAGTCTCTATGCCATTGAATGATATCCCCTACCTCAGGAACGATGCTCACATCTTTTAAATCCTCTCTCAAGAAGGCAAATGATGCTTCTCTACCTAAATCAGGGCCAAATTCTTGGATATCGATTACTTGATCTCCTCTAGTTATTAAACAATTAAGTTTTATATTTTCAAAATAGCTTTTCTGCAAAGATTCACCGTAAAGATTAGTGTCTAAGTCTTCTAAACTTAGTTTATGATATAATACTTCTTGTTCTATTATATCTTTTAGTAGTTCTCTATTAATATTAACTAATAAATCGAAATCTCTGTTACTTCCGAATAGCATTATTTTTCTTCTATAGTTTTTTCTGCTACATTAACTACTCTAACTACACTATATTTAGAAGTAGCTGAACTAGCAAAGGAGTTAAACGCTTCTTGGCCTCCTTTTTGAGTTATTAACTTAATTTTAAATATTTCTACACCAGGTCTTTCTTCTCTTACTAAAGTAACTGTAGTAACACCAGGAAGAGCTCGTAAAAGTTCCCCAATTTTAGCACTTCCCATTTCTTCGTTAAAGATTACTTTAACCATTGCTACGAAAGTACGAAAATTTATATTTTCTATTATTTTACTTAACTTCATTATCCTACATATATGGTATAAGGTACATCGTACAACGTTTTCCTTAAGTTTTCTGATTCATTAGCTTTTCTTTCCAATTGAGCTTGTCTAGAAGTCTGTTCTAACATTTCTTTCAATTCATTAATCAAGTTTTCTTTTTCAGCTCTAGAATCACTTAATAGATCAGCTTGATTTAAAGTAGCTTCTGAACCTGGAACAGGTACTGTTTGGTATTTACCTCTTACATAAGCCAGTAATTCTTTTGCTAAAGCTAAAGTATATCTAAATATCCACTGCCTTCCTACACTATTAATCTGTTCATAAACAGGATTATTGTATGGAACTTCTCCTACGTTAGTAACTAATCCTGTACTTTCATTGTCAAAAGCATTGTCTTTATCTGATAGTTTATAATAATCAAATAAAAGGTTATATCCTTTTTTGGGTTTAGGGAATATACGTAGTCTGTTATTTACTAATTCAAAAGTATATGCAGATTTACGTACTTGATCGTTTAATTCTATAGCTTGTATTTTAGCTAAATCAAATGAGACAGGCATCAATAGAAAATTAACTCCTGGACTAAAAGATCCAAAATCAAAAGCATCCATCAATGATTGTACACCCGTACCTGTACCAGCATAAGGATCAAAATACCTTAATATAGCAGGTGGTGCTTCATAATATATTTTTCTTATTTCAATTCCTCCTTCAATTCCATTATCAGTTGCCCATTGATCTAAATCATATTCTTGTTTAGATGCAGTTACAGCAAGAGATCCAGTATGTCTTGTAACTAATCCGTTAACTCCTGCTTCTGTAGCATAATTTTTACTTATATTTACTATTCTACTTAAATTAGGTTCGACTAATCTATTATTTAGATTACTACCTGTTTGAGCTCCTTCTAAACTCAAATAGTTTTCTCTAATTTTATATTGAAATACTTCATTACCGTAAGTAGTAACGGCTTCTTCAAAGCAAGCAAAGAATGAACCAGATTGTAGTTCTACATCCATTAAAGGAAATCCTAATCTTGATCCGCAAAATTTTGATACCTTTATCGCGTCTGTTTGAAACTCAGTATCACTGTCATAAAATCCGAAAGGAGTAGAGCTACCAGAATTAAAAGTTGCAGTTCCATCCCAAATAGTTATACTTGCCATACAATAGTTTTAATATAAATAGATAAAAAAAGAGGTCCAAAAAGGACCTCTCTTTCTTTCTAATCTAAATTACTAATTAAATTAATGTAGTATTAGCAATAAAGATTTTACCATAAAATTCTGGTCTGATCATCTTCTTAGCGTATCTAGTCATGAGACCTTTTCTTGGAGTAAAGGTTTCAGGATCGTACACTAGAGGTGTCATTAATAATGGTACATATGGTGCATAAACAGCTCCAGTTTCTAGGAATTGAGATCCTCTAAATCCTAACAATAAGATATTTTCTGTCATGTATGGATTTTTGTAAACTTTGAATCTGTTAGCAAGAGAACCAACTCTCTGTACTCCCATATTGAACTCCATTGCATCTCCGTCTGTAGCAGCAGCATATCCAGGAATAGATTCTAGGATAGTTGCAACTGTTGGAGAAGTTACAATAAAGTTAGCACCACCTCTTAAGGTTTTCTGGTGAATTTTATTAGATACTTTTTGTATTTTAGTACCTAAAGTTTGGAACCACTGACCTTGTGTGTTATAGAAGTCAGAAGTTGAAGTAACGAAGTCACTTCCGTCCCATACTTTGTTATTCTCAGCAGACCATTTTTCTGTAGTTCTAGCTTCAGAAATCAACATATCAAGAATCTCTAAATCGATTTCCATTGAAATGTACTCACTTAATAGTGAAGTCAATTCAGCTTCAGCATCGATAGAGTGATATGCGTTAAGGTCTTGAGCAAATTCTGGTGTCCATTGTGCCTTTAACTTTCTTGTCTTAGCCACAATTGCTTCAGAAGCAAGTTTAACGTCGATTTCTGGTATAGTAATTGATGTATCAACAGCAGCACCTGAAGAAGCTTCAAAGTCTCCTCTGTCATTATCTTTAGGTTGTTTGTGATAGTTTACTGTAGCTGTAGAAGGTACAGTAGCATCATCAGAAAGATCTGTTTTCTTTACTACGAAAGTAACTGTTACGTCACCGTTAGCAGCTTTAGAAGCTTTTGTATACTGAGGATAGTTTGTAATATCCACAGAAGCAGATAAAAATCTAAACGCTCTTACTCCTAAGTCATCTGGTTGATCAGCAGCAGCAATAGTTACTGCAGCAGTAGAGAAATCACCTGGCATTACTCCGTCATCATAGTCAATAGAAGATGAATCTGCTGTTCCAGCTGTTACAGATAATCCAGTCTTTTGTGCTTGATTGATTGAGTATCCAAATTGACCTGCTCCATAAAGACCACCTGCAACGTCAGTATCAACACCAATCTTTACAGATGCAGATGATACATTACCGTATAGGTTTTCTCCGTCGTTTCTTCCGTTAGTAGCAGTACCATACTTAAAGTCTAGATAAAATACTAGACCTGATGGTAAGTTCATTGGTTGTACAGATACAAAGTCCTGTGCAACGATTTGTGCAAATACCTTTCTAACTAAAGGTAAAGCAACTCCAGCCCATTGTTCTCCAGCGCCAGCAGTAAAGCTTCCTCCGCCTGAGTTTGTTGAGTTAGCTTCAGCAACGATTTGTTTAGCTTGGTTTTCAAGGATCATTGCCATATTATTGGCATATCTTTCGTCCTCGATACCTTCTAACAAACCAGATGCTTGCCACTTCTCAGCCAAACGTGCAGCATCAGCTTGCATGCTTTTGTAAGAATTTGAGCTCTCTAATAGGTTGTTAATTTCCATGTCTTAAAAAAAAATTATTTAATTATTCCAGCTAATTTTTGCATTCTTCGAACAGCATCAGAAACTTCTGCAATTACTTCTGGTTTAGCAGGAGCAGTGCCAGTAGCTTTAGAAGCTATTCCTTTTACTTTAGATTCTGAAACTTGTTCCTTTTTAGTCGTAACAACATTTTCAGAAACTGTTTCAAATACTAATTTTACTTCTTTAACTGTTTCTGCTTTATCAAATGCAGCAATTATGTTAACTTTTTGTGATTCATTTAAGTTATTAGCCTTAAATATTTTATTAACATATAACAGTTTTGAATTTAGAAGATTTGTTTCGTGTAAATCTCCTTTTAGTTGCTCTATAGTTTCAAGAGCTTCTTCTAGTTCTTTTTGAAGTTGTTCTTCACTGACTGTACGATTAATGTTAAAGTTAGCACCATCAGACTCTGATTCGACTTGGTTAGAAGTTTCTTCTTCCATAGACTTATCTTTTTTCTTGCTATGCATTGCTTCGTCTTTTTTCTTGCTATGCATTGCTTCGTCTTTACTATCTTTGTGCTTACCTTCCATCTTTTCGTCGTCTTCATGCTTACCTTCAGCTGTAGTAGCTTCTAGTTCAGCAAGAAGTTCGTCTAGATCGATTTCTTCATCATCAGCAGCTGGTTCGTCTGCAGACATATCTCCAGTAGTAGGATCTTCATCACCCATACCTTCAATATCTCCAGCATCCATATCATCTGCCCCTAGATCAACACCGCCTCCCATTTCAGTATTAATAATGTCACGAATCATGTCTTTAAACTGATCTACAGTTAGGTCACCTAATTCTTCATCACCATCTACTTCGTCTTCAGCGGGCTCTTCGATTTCGTCGTCAGCTTCGTCTTCAGATTCTTCTGAATCATCCTCAGCTTCTTCCATTGCATCGTCATCATCTTTAGGAGCTTCCTCAATTGCTTCATCTTTTTTCTTAGGATGCATAGCCTCATCTTTTTCGTCGTCGTCCATAGCTTCATCTAAATCGTCTTGGTTACCAGCTTTTTGTGGTGCCTCTTCGATAGATTCATCTTTTTCGTCGTCTTTTGAATGAGCTTCATCCTTTTTCTTACTATGCATAGCTTCGTCTTTTTTCTTACTGTGCATAGCTTCCTCAACTTCTTCTTCGTTTACTACTTCTTCTACTTCTTCAGACTTTGCGTCCATTTCTTGTAGTTTAGCAGCTAACATATCTTTTAGATGAGGAGTTAAAGTCTCTTCTAGAGCTTCTTTAGCGTTAGCAATAGCGGCTTCTCTTACAGATTTAGCTTCAGCAATAGCTTGCTTGAATAAATCTTTGTTTGCCATTTTTAAAAAAAAATTTTGGGGTTTCTACGATTATTTAGAATCGTAATTGAAAATTATGTTTTTGTTAATGAGTTACTTGAACTTCATATTCGTATATAAATATATACTAAAACAAAAAACCCTCCGGAAAGGAGGGCTTATATTAAAATGAGTGTAGCGGTATTGATTCTTACGAATCTAAAATATCTTTGATTTCGTTTTTAAATGCTTCTTCTTTTGTAATATTTTTAGTTTCTTCTACTCCTTCTTCGTAGCCTCTACCTTTTTCTCTAGCTTGTCTTTTTACTGATGAAAAATCTTTTGAAAATTCGTCCCAAGCTTTACAAAGTTTGTTATTAGGATTAGCTTCGCAATAATCCATTGCTGATAATCCTCCTTTAACTGCTGCAAATAATCCAGCCCCATAAGTAGCTAAATATCCTAGTAATGAAGGGTTTTGCATTACCATATCTAAAATATCAGTTCCTTCAGTAAGTTCGTCTTCTTCAGTAACCTCAATAGTTTCTCCTTCTGCGGCAACTACTTCTTCGTCTTTCTTTCTTTTATGTCCATGATGACTTTCAGTAAGTACTTTTAGATCCTCTACTGGGATGTTCTTTACTGTTTTACTACCATCTTTAAAAAATACATCATAATGTGATACTGAGTGAGTACCGTCAGCATTTTCTACTATAGTGTGTGCTTCATCTAAACAGATTCCGTATCCATAAGTTTCGTGGACTACATGTGCTGCACAGTCATGATTGAATCCTGGTGCAGTTTCTTCAATATCTTTACCTTTTTTTCCTTCGGCAATAAAGTTTCTTAAATCAAAATTTGTATACTTGCTCATTTTAAAATATTTTTGTTTTTATATAAATATGTTGTTTTTTTAATTACATTGCTTTTGCTAAATCTGCTCCAACAACTGCTATATCTCTTCCTTTTAGAGCTGCTTTAAGTGTTTGTAAGCTAGCTAGTGAGTCTGTAGCACCTTTAATTGCATCCATTGCAGCTACCCCTGCTTTAATACCTAATGCTGCTAATATAACGATAAAGAGTGCTTTTGCTATTTTTAGTCTTTTTTCTTCATCTTTGACGAAAGGAGTAAGAAACCCTCCAATAAACTTTAAAAAGTTTTTTTCGTTATTATGTGCCCAGTCGTGAATAGATTTAAGTGCATTTGAAGTTTTATCAAATCCAAATCTTCTAAATATTTTAGCTCCATATTTACCTAAAATATCTAATGTAGTGTTTGTAGCTAGAATCCATCCAAGGGCAGATAAAATGAAAGATTCATTTACTGTATCGTCACCATCGTTAGTTTGTTTGAATTGGTTAGATTGTTGAGCTTTTTTTCTATGAAGTGCAATCGCTAACTGCTTTCCGAGCATTTGCTCAGGATTTTCATTTAAGATTTCTCTTATTATTTCTTGCAGTTGAGATTTTTTCATTACGCTCTTAAGATATCGTTTATGATATTACCTAAGTTAGTGTATTTAGATGGTTTAATTTTACCTTCCTGTAAAGCTACAGGGTTCATAAAAGCTCCATGTGTAGAAGGATTAGATACAAAATCCCAGCATACTAATTCAAAATCTGGTTGGACTTCCATATGGCCTTCATTAGTCTGTTGAACTGATCCAGTACCTCTAGAAGATATACCAATTGTATGTCCTGCTTTAATTATTTCTTTAACAATATTACCTGAAGGAGTATTAAGTAGCTCTACTTTACCCATTAAGTCATCTCCATCCCAATATAGATCTTTTACTATATGAGATGCATTTTTTAATGATACTACAGGTGATTCTGGATGATCCAGTTCGCCGAAAGCATTACCTCTCTTTACGAATTCATCCATATATTTTTTAGCTTCTCTTTGAAGAATTTCTTTTCTATATATACGACCGTTTTGATTTTCTGAAGATGCTCTTTGCATTACGCCTTCGACTTCGAATACCCCAGGTCTAGATTTAGACTCTCTTAAGGTAGGTCTGAATGGCGTAACGTCTACTAATAATTGTGCCATATTTTAAAAGTTTGGTGTAAAGACTGTTGCTTTAGGTTCTTGTGGTGTTTCATCCATTCCTCCTCCAGCTGCTTGTATATCAGCTCTTGAGATAGTTTTAACTTTAGGTAACTCTACTTTAGATAAGAAACCTCCTTTTATAACAGGTCTTAGGTCTTGTTTAAATGCTGCTTCTAAAGAAGGGGCTATAAATGCACCAACTTTTAATCCTTCCTCGTTTTGAAATTCAGCTGTCTTAGACATTGTTTTGGCAATCTTATCTGAAATCTTGTTATAAAATTGCTCTATTTCAGTGACTATATTTTCGAGTTCGTTTACTACAGATTTTACTCCTGTAAAACTTTCATACCCTTCTCCCCAATCTGATAGCTTAGCAGTAGCTGCTTCATTAACAAGAGATTTTTTGATAATAGTTTTTATAGCTTCTTTGAGTTGTTGTGCTTTTGCTTCATCAACTTCTTTACCCATAGCTTTTTTGATAGCTTTATCTCTAGCCGCTAAATAATCATCAGAATCTATATCTCCATCTCCGTCGTGATCTTTTCCTTTCTTTTCATCTACGTCTGGAAAATCAGAAGGACCTTCGAAATTGATAGCAAGATATTCTTCAAATTCATCTTCTATATCTGCACCGCCTAATAAATCTTGATAATGCATATCTAGAAAATCCTTAATAATATTAGTAGTAATTAAGTCTTTATATTTAGCTTTTAACTGACCCACTACTTTACCTAACATAGCTTTTTTAGCATCCTCTGACATTGGAGGGTTAGGGTCAACTTCTTCTTCAACTTCTTCTTTTAAAGTAGCTTTTTTTAAGCCGTTATAAGTATCAATATCTCCCTCTCCTCTTTTTACTTCCTTTTCTCTATCATGCTTATCAACATTATTAGATTCGCCTGACAGTAAATTAATATAATGGTTACTATCTTTTTCTAGATTATCTTTTGCTTTCTTTTCTGCTTTAGCATACTCTTCCGGAGTAATATAATCGTTTGGTAATTCTTTTCCTGCAGCCATTAATTCTATTCTAATACCTCTTTCTAAGGCATCAAGTGAATAAGTTAATGCAGGTCTATCATCATATACTTTGACTCCTGAGAAGGCAGGTTTAGAAGCTTCATATATCATATTACGGTTTTTAAGGATCTGAACAGTATCATCGAATCCATTGAATTGAGAGACGTACATTGGGTACTGTTGTCTCATTTGACGAACAAACTCTCTCTTTGCCATACTGCCTTCTAGTACGGCGTTATATTTTTCTGTTGCGGTTATTTGTCTCATAAGTAGTCATATAATTTACTATGTGATGGACGTTTCGGTCTTTTTACTT